ATTCCCTGGTACTGTAACCGCAGGTATAACCCTTTGTGGGATTACCCAATCAGGCACAACTGTAGTAGCCCCTGCAGGAATAACCAAATCAGGGATAGCATGTGCTGGTACAAACCTATTTACATTAGGTGCAGTAGGTATAGTAATAGCTCCTACAGGCACTTCAGGTACTACAGCTCTAGCTAAGTTAGTCACCATAAGTGAATATGTTATAGGGTTACCTGTATAGCCTGTAGCTGTACCCATCACATTGTTACTGAGGGCAGGATATACAGGGAGCTGAGTGACTGTTCCTCCAGATAGCGTAACACTAATAGTAGCATTGAAGGTCAATGTGCATCCTAACCTGTTATACTTTAGCATAAGCTGCCCGAAAGCATCCACTACTGTAGGGGTATAGGTCAAAGCCGAGTCTGCTACAAACTGTGCAATAGCTGTTGCAACTGCTTGGTCTAACAACCCCTTAGCATAAACATCTAAGGCACCTACGGTATTACTTATAGTATGAGGGTTGCCAGTCCCTACAATACCTGCTACAGTTTGGTAATCTGATACGCTCCAAGTAAGGATGTCACTAGGTAATAGAGCAGGCGTTTTAGTACTGCCAATTTGTATGACTCTATCAGGCACTGTGAACCCTGGGATAGTCTTGGCAGGCGTTCCAGGGATAGTAGCATTGAATGGGCTAGTAGGTGGGAGGCTAGTCACACTCTTAGACATGACCCTTCCTGGGATACTAGGTGACATGGAGACACTTAGGTATCGGTTCTCTAGGTAGTCCAATCGAGGGGCTAGGTCAGAGGACTTAATAAAGCGGCTTAAGCGCACATCTAGCTCTTTTAACTTACCTCCTTGCAGTGTACAAATCCTGTTACCTGTATAAACATAATGTTTATAATCGTTAGCCTGCACACATGCTAGATGACTAGCAATACCATCACTATCTGATACTAGCTGATATCTAAATACTTCAGTACCACCTACGTATGTAGCCTCTAAGATACTGGCTGTGGCATACACTACGAACCCATCCGCTATGCTGCGAATAGATATAATACGTCCACGTAAAGCTGTAGGGGTTACCACATTGGCTAGAGTACTAACGCTTGGTGTGAAATCAATAGGGTCAATTACTGTAGCAGGTGCTACAGGGTCAGCAGGTAGAATATCACTAGAAGTGTAAATAGCTCCTGCAATATCCCAGCAGCCTAAGCGACCACGAGCACTAAAGATTCCTGCTATATCGGCAATCTTAACAAAGGTTACATTTAACCGTTGCCAAGCCGTGCCTAGTTGATTCATTCGTAGCACATAAGGGAGCTTAGGATGATAGGCATATAGCCGATTAGCTAGTACACACCATGTCCAATTGTTCCGTACGTTACGAGGGAAGTCAGTAGCAGGGGCATCCATAACGGTAGCCGCATAGGGCTGTGTAGGGGATACGGGAATAGCCTTAACTACCCCATTAAGCGTGTACTCTAGAGTAGCCCTTGCATCCAAGGGAGGTAGCACATTACCTGTAGATGTGAACAGCATGGAAATGCTAACCTGTGTCGCAGGCTTAGTCCCTGCATGATATGAGATGCCTACTGGATAAGCACTGACAATGGGCGTTAAGGCAGTGGACGTACCTAGATGTGCATAGGTAGGAGCAGCAGGGGATGTTAACAGATTAAAGGCATCATAGGTAGAGTGCCAAGTCCCATCCAAAGGTAAGGTAGTCTTTAATTGTAGAGCTCTGGTGGCATTAGTACCAAGAAGGTCTGCACTGGTAGTAGCTAATGTAGGTGTAGCTGGCAAGGGTACTGTAGTAGTATTAACTGCAAATAGGCTGTCCAGTGGGCGTGCATGACTCCAAGAATGCTTAGTTGGGTTAGCTACAATAGCATAAGACTCACATATTATAATGCCTGTATTACCCCCTGTAGTGGGAGAGGTGTCCGTCTCTATATAGGGGGTAATATATTCATTAGGTACGCTAGCTACCACCTTCAATCCTGCTACGGACTGCATAGCTGTCCATTCAGGGGTAATCCCTGTTGTTGTAGAATTCAATTGAATCCTGCCGTAGGCATCAGATAATAGCTTACCTGCTTCATCCATGCATATAAGAGGTACGCCTCCACTGAGTATACGTATGAAAGTATTACCTGTGATAGGATTGATGTTTGAGGTAGTTACTTGCAGTCTAATCCCTTGTAGTTTATCAAAGGAGTTAGGAATAGCCCATATATTACCAGCAGATTCCCCATCATTTATGTGAAACCAATCGTACCGCACTGTGCCTAGGACTACCTTATTAACGGCTGCTGCCACACCTGAGAAAGTAGGCGTAATCTTGTAGGCAGCACTTGTGTACATAGTAGTGCCATATACCCCTAGCAATGTATAAGCATTAGCAGTACAGAAGGCAGTAGCAATAGTAGTTACTAGTGTGGTAAGTGGAACCCCTATATCAGCAGCTACTACTGTATAGCTCCATAATACCTTAGTGGGTGAATTAACATGAAGACTTACTACATCCCCTACTACCAAAGTAGCTACATTGATATTAAGCGTTACAGCTCCAGGAGCACCATAGGGGATAGCTTTTCCTATAGCAGGTACTCCAGTATCAAATACTTTAACTACTGCCCCAGACCCCTTAAGGGCTGTGGCTACGTACAGGCGATATAACCCTTCTTGCAATGGCATAACTACGCATTCATGTTCAGGTAAGCTATCTGCATAGTCATAGTATATGCCCTTCCCACCAAAGTTGGAATAGCTACTAGTGCCGTTACCCTTAAGCTTAGGAAAGTAGGTATACATTCTCCCTTCAGGGGGGTTAATCCCTACATAGTCTCCTGATACCATAAATGTGCCATTAGCATTAGCTACTGGCTTAACTAGCTGAAATATGCCTAAATTACCTACAGAGGCAGCAGGAATTTCCAGTGCATTTACCCCTAGATTTGTTGCCCAAGAGGCTACCATAGGTAGCGTGCCTGCAAGGAAGGGGTTAATAAGGGCAGGGTCATTGGCTTTTACTAGATGCATTCCTTTAGGCTGCGTCCAAGAGGAGGTATTAGAGCTAGTCCCCCAAGTAAACTCTACTATCTCCTTTGCAGGGTCAGTTGTACCATCATAGCCTAAGACTCGACTAGATTGCCCTCGATTAGCGTACCTTAAGGCGGTGCCTATGGCGTCAGATACAGTATCTGACGAAAAATATGTATGTGCCCCGTAATCCTGTGTAGAGAAGGCTAATAGTAAATCCCCATGTACAAAATTAAAGCCTGCATAGTCCATACAAAGGGTACTACCCTGTACAGCAGTCTCCTCCTCCTTATAGACTAAAGGCACTGCAGGAGAGGTACTTAAACTATGTGTATTACCTACAGATTCTAGCTCTGTAAGGGTGCACCCAAAGGTTTCCAAGGGAAGCACAGTAGCTTCAGGAGCTATGGCTGGTGTAATTGTACCACCTAAGGCTCCAGTTGAAGGCACAGTTAGCTTAAACGTGCCAGGGATTATGTCTACTAAGGTATTAGAGAGCAAATCTGTAGCTGTAAAACTGTAAGTAGTGCCAATCATAGGAGGAGTATTTAATATAGACTCGGTAGTGTCCCAAGTAACTCCATCAATACTGAACAAAGCTCCAAAGTTACCTAGAGCTATCATAGTATTATTGCCTGCAGAATCCCTAAAGGTAAACATATACTCAATACCTGAAGGCAGCTCAGGCAGATTGGTAGGCAATTGCCCGAAGAATGACGCCATCCCCTCAGGGGTAGGCAAAGCGTTAGCCATATCTAGCACTTGGATGTTATTATTCATCCCGCCATATACACCCTGCCCTAAAGGGTCAGGTTTGTTATTGATATACTCTTGCCCAAAGGGAAAGGTTATTTTTCCAAGGTCTACTACATATGTACGCTTTGCCATGTGATTATCCTCGTAGAGTAGCGGAAGGGTTATTTAGCCCTGCCCAGCTTACCATTTCTTGTATATACAGTTCCCCTGCTACTGTGCTAATGACAGAAAGCCCCTTCAATAAGGGGCTAGGGGTGAACACAATAGGCATACCGCCTCTAAGAGCTAGGCAGTTACCTCCTTGTACAGTTTGTATAGGAGTAGCATCAAAGCAGAGAATACAATCTACTTTAGAATACAGCTCATACATCTTGTCCAGTTTTAGAGTAGTATCTACTACAGCAAAGGGAGTAGCAGAAAAGGGCAAGATGGTAAGGTGTATAGGACGCATAGCTTCCATGTGAATTTGCTGCCCATCCTGTGTAGCTAATGGGTAAACATCAATAGGCGCAGGCATAGCTACTTACCTGCAGGCTTAGAGCCACCACGCTTCCAAGCCGTGATACCTAAGACACTGCCCCATGCAATCAAGGCTATCTCAGGGATGGTCACTGTAGTAGACTCCCCCTTAATAGCAGGTAATGCATACACTAGAAACAGCGTAGTACCAAACAAAATGCCATTTACTGGACGCCAAGCCCATTGTAGCCAATGCTCACTCTTAGACTCTGCCTGCATAGACTGATTAACTGCCAAGATACGAGACGTTTCTGCCTCTAGTACCTGCCGCTGCAAGGCTTCCGAATGCTGATTCTCTAGAGCCATCAACTTCGCTGCTGCATCAGGGTCAGTAGAAATTGCTGCCTTAATAGCCTCAGGGGAATTATCACAACCTAAGGCTTTGGCAATCAGTGTACCTGCCATGCCAGCCCCAGGGATAGGTAATAGGCTACCTAGCAAAGGGGCGTAGGTTCCTACAAGTTTTCCTACATCCTTCCAATTCATTATTTCTTCCCCTTAGACTTTAAGTACCAGTCTGTTAGTTCCTTATTCATGCTATCCTATCCTCTAAATGTTTTCAATCCTGTGAAGTTACGGCAGTCTACATGCAACCAGCTTACTCGTAGCTCTAAGCCTGTGATAGCCTTTAGCTCTTTATGCTTGCCTGCCATAATATCCTGTCGAATCTTGACTACATCAATGTCCTTAGGGTGTAAGTCAAACCCTCTACCAAAGCTGTGTTGGCTAGTAGGTGAATACTCAGGGCTATCCGTAGTCCGTAGACCCCGCCACTGATACTTCCCACCCTTATGCCAATCATTGATAATCATTACACCATAAAGGTCACGTAAGGAATCAATAGCCTTAAGCATACGCTCATCTAGCAGCTCCCAAGCAGACTCCCCTCGTTCCTCGTAAATGTGTTTCGGTACTAACTCCTGCAATACAAAATGCTTGCACTTATAGCTCATTTCTTATCCCCTGTTTCAATCATGTGGTCTAGCAGCCTATCTAATTTGGTATCCATACGGTCTAGGCGTACATCAATAGTAGACTTCAAGGTCTTCATAGCGACTTCTTGTGAAGTAGACGCTTGCTGAAGCAAAGCAATCTGTGTATCCAGCTTAGCCCGACTTTCCTTAGCTGAAGAATACATAGATAAGATACTAAGCACTAAGGCTATGGTAGTTAAGATATGCCCTACTGTAATCTCAGGCTTTAGGTGTACTGGCTTATCAGGCATGTGATATGTCCCCTTTCTTATTGTAGTCCTAAATATCTAGCTATAGTTAAGGCTTCAGAATGACTCCATACACTATTAGCTATGGTTGTACCATTTCCTGCTACAATTACTTCCACTTGTGGTGGTACATAAGCAATATCTACAGCTACTCCAGCGGAGAGTAAGGTCTTATCAAAAGTATCAATACCTTCTAGCCCTGTATCTGTGATGATAGTGCCTGTGATAGTAATAGCATGTGTAGCATTCCACGGGACTAGACGCGTACCGCCTAGTAGGGTAACATACCTTTCGGTAAACTTGCCTGTACTTTTAGGAACATTCCCATCAGCCTTCATAAACAAGTCATAAGCCCTTAAGGCTATGTTAGTCCTTCTAAGGGTACGCATCTCCCTGTAAATATCTATAGGATGTACCTGAGCACCCATTGTAGCAGCGCTCAAGTACACTCGTCTGGTAGCTCCGTCAATATGGTCTATTAACATAGTCCCAGTCTCCTATAGGCTATTATACGTTATTCTCTGCTTGAGGTGCGCAAGCAAAACTAAGGCTAGTAACACGTGTTAATGTGTATAGAGTCTTAGCCTGTGTAGCTCCGCCATCCCCTTCACATACGAATACGGCATTCTTGTTAGTACCTGCTGCACCACCAATAGTATCACCATCATAGTCAAAGCCGAAGACGATTTCATTGTTGACATTAGCAGCAGAAGCATTACCTGTAACTACGGCAGCGGTAGAGTCTTGCACAGCTACAGCTGCGGCTGTATTATAGCCTGCTGCGAAGTATGAGTGATACCAAGCATTAGGGTCAGCCTTAGCAGTAGCTCCTACATTAACTGTGACACCTACTGTAAATAGGTATGAGTTTGTAGTACCTGCATCATTTGTAAAGATTACTCGCTGCTGGTCAGCTACAGGGATGTTGTAAATGTATAAGCCTAGATTATCTGCACCAGACTTAGTAACTACTTGCCCTGCAGCATTGTAGGTATACCATACATCTACGTCCTTACCAATGGTAACAGTTTGTGCGCCGCTGTCAATATCCGTTGTTACGGTAGCGATTGCATCGAGGTACGCGACTATTTGGTCAAGTGTAGAGCCGTTGGGGTTATTGATTACCCAAGAGAAGTTCCCTGTACCCTCAGCGAAGCCTGCGACTGCTAAAGGTGTGGCTAGCTTAGCCAAAGATACATTTAACCATGCGCCTGCTGGAGTAGTCCATACACTAGCAAAGGGATGCGCACCACCTACGTTAGTAGTCAAGTGAGGGGATTCGTTAATCGCGAAACCTGTAGAGTATCCACCTAATTCTGTAATACCCAAATCTACAGAAGTAGACTTACGGTCGTAGTTATTACCATAGGTACGTACTGATACAATCTCAGGGTTAAGGGTATTGTTAGTAGCGGCTGCCCCACCAACTAATACGGCTTCATCAATCTGCCCTGCTTTAGCATAGTTGACTGCAGTAGTAAAATGACCTAATTGATAGTAAGGCTGTGAGGTTGCCCCAATATTAGATAAGCCTTTGTTACCAAAGTAGATACGTTGCACTACGCCTGCGGCATCATACTCGTTCCAGCCTGAGCCACGAATCAAGGCACGGTCAGCGTTAGCCAAAGGTGTACGCCCGTTTACAAAGTTATAAGCTCCACCGAACTTAAAGGTACCTGATGTCCAACGGTCAAAGGCACGTAGTGTAGCATCAACTCTACGCTCTTGGTTTTCGAAGGCATATAGTGCTTCAAACTTAAGCCCATCAATTAAGATTAGCGGGTTAGCTGCACCTGCCGCACCACCGTGAGCTGTTAAGTTTAGGGTAGGGTGGGTAGTAGCAGTAAAGAACTGCACTGTCCCATTTACACGGTCAAAGAATACATTACCGTCCGTGCCTGCTGCAGTACTAGCCTGAAACAGGGATGTAGCATAATTGGATAAGTCAATCAGTGCCATTATTTAACTCCTTGTACTACTTTAAGCTTCCAACCTTGCTTAAGCTCAAATGGCTTAGTGGCTGTGGGTAGGTTAATTGCATCTACGCTCATAGGCTTCAGTTTACGGGATAGCCAATTAAGGGATACATTCTCAGATACAGTAATAACCTTGTTACGTTTATCTACTCTTACTGTGGGTGTCATAGTTCACTCCTATTCATTTCCATTTCTAAGGCTCTAGCCAGTCGTTCATTTTCTTCCTTCATATGCTTTATGATGCCTTCATAGTTAGCCTCCCGCTCCTTGTATACTTCCTTAATAAGCTGTTTACCATGTGCAATGCCTATGTTAAAGGCACGAAGCTCATACTTCTTGGCAAAGTCTAGGATAGTAAACATGCTAGTCTCTGTAATTTGACTAGAGAATACTCCTAGTTGTTTATCTGTTTCATTCTCTTGTACTACCCAGTCACTCTTTTCAGAGCCTTGTGTAGTCTGTGTTACATGTGCTGTAGATAGCTGTAGCATATTGTCTCCTTAATTTATATCAATAACCATTGGGATATTGAGGGTTTGGTCACTTGTGGACAAGGTATAGTCTAACATAACTTCAACGAATCCTGTAGCTATAACCTCGATTCGTACTTGGTTAGTAACTCCTGCATGTGTCCATACAATAGGGAGAGTGTTAACCGTAGTGGTGGTATACAGTACGGTATCATTGTTACCTATATTTACCACTTCATTATCAAAGATGGTCAGGATAGCCCCTATAGGTAAGCCTGTAATAGTCAAGTCTCTTGTAGTACGAGTTACATCTACCGTAGTAGATATCTCTGTACCCCCAGGAAAGGCTAGGCTGCCTAAGTCAACTAATCTACCATCGACAGTAAAGTCTGTTATAAATAAGCCCTCCCAAGCCTTATTATAGACGGGAATGCCTGCTATGGTAGCACCTAAATGAAAGGTAACAATTCTGTCTACGGCAGCTACGGTAGTGTTAATATCCAATATATTAGTACCTGGGGAGCCTCCCGCTAAAGTGGGGTTGGTACTAAATCCTCCGTCTGAATATGTAGCTATAAAGGATATGCTAGGCAAATTGGTAACCCATATGAAGCGCTCCGTTGCCTTAGCTAATATAGACTTACCTGCAGGAACAAATACCTCATAAGTAAGCTCTAATGGATTAAAACTATTTCCATTATTCTTAGGCAAGAACTGTAAGATAGCTACATTAGTCCCTATTACATTTGTATTGAGACTCCTAAGTATACTACCTACGTACGTATGAATTTCCTGCTGTTTAGGGTCACTTTGCTTATCCAATACTAGCAACTTAAAGCCTCTATTAGATGCGGTGTTTACTGTAATGTCTGCCCCGCTAGTGTTGAACCTGCAGTTCCGTAGAATAGGGGCTGTATTAGCATTGACTGCTGTACTTACTGCGGTACTAATTTTATTGACATAAGGGGTTAACGTATAACCAAAGTCGCAGTCTACAAAGGTAGAGGTAGCTCCCCAAGAGAACTTAAGGGCTGTCCAGCAGGATAGGAATTTAACCCGTAGAAATTGCCAACCTTGCGCAGAAGAATGGTCAAAGCATAGGTTACCACTCATGATATAAGAATCGGTGATGGCACAGCCTACGCCACCGTGCGACCAAGATGAAGCCAGTGCAGTATTGAACTTATAGAATAGAGTGTTAGTGTAACTTACGACAGACCCTTGACGAATCCATGAAGTCGTATGATTGCCTAGGCTAGTAGATAGCACTAGGTTACTGAAGGGAATTTCTGCAGGGCAGTTATAGACATCTATGCCGTAGGCAGTAGTATCCATGATATTCACACCCTTGATAGCTCCATAGGGCTGAGTAGCTGACCCAGTACCATCTATCCTAAGCGCTCCATAGGTGTTTGAGTTACTGTAGCTACCCATAGAATCAAAAGTGCAATTAGATATACTACGATTGGCTGGAGGGGTAGTAGCATCATGAATAAGGTTTATATAAGGTTGAGTAGTCCCTTTAGGAGCTACATCACTGAAGACTACGTTACGAGATAAGTTAGCAATAGGACAGCCTACCTCATGTACGGACGCTGCTGCAGGAGTAAAGGTGATGGTGTCTAGCGTGCCTGCTACATTGGTAGTGATGGCTGTAATGGTAACTCGTTCATTCTGAGTCTTGTTGTATCCCCAGCCTGATTCTAAGAGTTCCAGTGTATCGCCCACTACCCAATCTACCACACCTGCGTTACTTGGAACTACGAAGCTTGTACCCCCCACTGGAGTACGTGTAGTAGGTATTTTATATCCTGTTTTATTTGCACCAACTGCTAGGAAGGAGCCAGTAGCTAAGCAAGTAAGCCCGTATTTACCTGCCCATGGTACCATTAGGAGCAGTTAAGCTATAGTCAAGCCTGCCTGTGTTAATGGTGATATTACCTATAATGGTTAAGGTAGAGGATACAGTTTGGCTACAAAGTAAGGTACCACTTACAGTTACTGCTGTAGTGGTGTCATCCCCAATGGTATATACTCCATCTACTGTAATAGTATCCCCAGTAGCAATAGTCACCTTATCCCCTGCTACAGGAACTACGCCACCTGCCCACGCAGTAGGAGCAGAAAATAGTCCACCCCCTGCCCCATTAGAAGTAATTATTGCCATGTGTTGCTCCTAGATATAAGTGAGGGTAGCGTAGTTGTCCCATATTTCTGTAAAGGTATCAGAACCTACTAAATGCAGCAAGCCTGTAGTCAAATCAAACTGCCTAATGCGCCATACAGGGTCAGCTGTTAAAGCTCCTGCTACTAAGGAAGTCCCTGTATATCTAAGGTTGCCTACATCAGCTACTATCCAAGAGCGGATAATCTGCTTAGGTGCAGCAGTACTCGTCCCAGTGCCAGTAGCCCCTACATTACCTTGTACTATATATCTAGGGGTGTATAGCATACTTAATGTACTCCGTTAGACTGCCCTACAACGCCATTATCAATGGCTACTTCATTTACCACTTCCTGAATGCGAATAGCGGCTCCTGCTTCTAGGGCATTAGCCCCTGCAGTGTCACCTGTCACCCTCAGTACCTTAGCTGCCAATAGGTCAATGACCAAGTCTTGGTAGTTGTCTAGTACCCAGTTAGACTGTGTATCCCCTATCAAGGTAGCAGGATGAGCATAATATCCATAAGCAAGGGACGTAGTCATATGAGCTACTTGTAGCCTTACTACTAGATTAGTGCCACTACGATAGAAGCAGTTTACTACTTCTTTACCGTTAATCATAGCCCGTCTAGGGGTAATCTCCTTTAAGAAGGCAAATACATTAGAGGGTCTTAGGTAAGCAACCTTTCGGAAGTCCGCAGCTAGCGGGATAGTGAAGGCAGTTAGTGTGCCATCAATTGTAAGAGGTTGCTCAACTAAGGTCTCTGGAAAGTCTCTAAGGGACGCAATAGTACGAAGAACGGAGTTTATAGTAGCCCGTATATAGGCTTCCTTATCCATTCTACCTGTGATATCAATCACGTTAAATACTACGTCCCCTAGAGCCATGACTTACTGTCCTTTGGTAATAGCTACCATTTGAGTATGCTCTGCAAACTCTGTTAGCCATTCGATTTCTTTAGCCTTAGATGTTACATAAGGTAATTCTACTTCTACCCCTGTAGGTAGGGCTGTCCGTACAATAGTACCTTCATGTTGCACTTCGAATAATACTTCACCTGCCTTAGGCTTCAACTCTACAGGAGCGGGTACTACTTCACCTTCTACTCCTACTTTAGCCACGCCTACGGCTTCAGGCTTTACTTCCTCTTGGGACTGCCCTTGAGGGTTGTTACGCTTCAATCGCTCTGTGATAGAGACTTGGGTTTCCTTGTCGTCCATTACGACCTCCTATGTATATAAAATAAAGGGGGTAACCTCATGCTACCCCCTTCCAGCCTATTTAACCTGCTGCACCTGCGGTCAAGCCTGAGATGATGCCACACGCTGCAGGGTTAATAACCTCACAAGCGAACTCGGAGGTTAGGCTGCCCCCAGCACTATCTTGCCCTAACATTACAGGCTTACCACCTACACCATACTCCTCGTTCTTAGCATCACGTCCTTCCATGTAAGCCAAACGAATAGCAGGTAAATCAACTACTGCCATAGTACCTGTCAAGGCTGGAGAGTCATTAAACATAGGATGCTCAATCAAGCGAATAGTACCTTTATAGAATTTCAAGGTAGTAAAGGCTAGACCAAAGGTAGTTTCAGATGAAGTGATTTCTACCACGCCATTTAGACGACCAACGTCGTTCAATACTCGCATAGCTTGCGAGTCTAAAAAGGCAACGCGTTGCTTAGTATTACCCATGTCAGAGGAATACCGATACATACTTTCTAGCATGGTCACCAACTGAGTATAGTTGGTAGTAGCGCCTGCTAGTTTGATGTTAGTTGGAGCATACTGGTAGACGGAGTCAATCAAACCCTGTGTGGTATGCTCCAACTGACCTGATACGCCTACGACTGGAGCCATAGGCTGACCGAAGAACAACGCAGATTCCATGTCCTGCGCATGCATTAGCATACAGTCCTTACGAGATTCTTGTAAGTTACCAAAACCTGCTTCAGTAAGGCTAGCACGAGCTGTATCAGTCAACGCCCAAGCATTACGGAAGATTTGTGTGTAGTTTGGTACGTAAGTGGTAGTGATAGCACGTGCTGTAGGACGATTAGACCCTTCAGCGTGAGCATTACCTACGCCAGCTAGTACTGAGTTGGCTGCAATAGTGCCTGCTGCAATACGACCGTATCCACGAGCTACTACTACGCTAGTAAGGCTGGCTACACTGGTAATACGAATAATTTCACGAGTCAAAGGTACTTGAAATAGCATCCCTGGAACTAAACCTGTACTATCTACCACTGTTAAGGTAGTAGTAGCTGCCGTAGCTGCTGCCGCACCCATAGTTACAATAGGGAAAGTGAAGGTCTTAGTGAAGTAGCCATGAGTAGCTGACTTTGCACGACCCTTCTTAACCTGAGAAGTCAAGGCAAAGAGTGGGGCTGTACCATTAGGGAATAAGCGCAGAATAGCTTGGTTAAAGCTTCGCGTGTTAAGCTGCGCTGGGTTAAAGTTGGCGTTAAAGACGCCCGTTACTGGTGGCATAGTATGCTCCTTTTACTTATTTATCTTCAGCTAGTAACGCTGCGAAGTCTACAGACTCAGGTAATTGCGCTTCCTGCTGTTGTGCTTGTGGAGTACCTGATAGTTGAGTACCTAGCTCCACTAAGTAAGTATTAGCCTGCTTAGCAATCCAAGCACTATCAGCACTAGGGAATTTGTTACGTAATTGAGTAGACACACGGTCTAATTCTGCTCGAATTACAGGGTTTTCAGCATTAGGTAGTTTAGCTACCTCGTGGGAAGTCATCTGCTGCGCTACACTATCAGCTACTGCAGGCTTAAATCCTTCAAACCGCTGGTCTAAGTGGTCATTCATTAAGGCTGCATTGTGTTGCATAGCTGCTTTGTACCCATTTGCAGCAGTTGCCTGCATAGCAGATACAATAGCTTGAGGGTCACCTGAGGCTAAACCTTGTTTTACTTCAGCAGATAGCCCTGCCATAAAGTCAATGTTAGGTACTACCTTATCTAAGACTTCATTACTAAGGTCTAACTTAGGTGCTGTAGCCGCTTGCCCTTTGTCAGCTTCGTCAACTTTATACATATCCTTGAAAGCATCAAGGGGATTAGTTTCGGATTTTCCTGCATCAGGGTTATTAGGGTTAGCTACGCCAGCCTTAGCTGGGTCTGCAGGATTCATACCATCAGGCTTAATCTGGTCTTTAGCTCCTGCTGCAGCAGGCTGTTCTTGTTGGTTACCTGTTAAGGCATTACGCATTTTGTCAAACATATCTTACTCCTTATAAGCCTTAATGTAGAGGTCTTCTGACATTAGGGCATCTAATAAAAATTCTTGTCCCGCCATATAAGCATTGGAGGCTACAAGGTCTTGCTCAGTTGCCGTTGTAGGGTCAACTAATAGGTTAGATAAAGCTTGATGCTTTACACTCTGTAAATAAGCTTGCATAAGGGGCACTTCTAGCATACCCTTAATAGTATCCGCTTCTTCTTGAGAAAACTCCCAAGGAATAGCCACGCTATCATTTCTAATTCTCATATAACCTCCGTTACGTCGTTTATTGCCCCTGCACCCCTAAAGCCTAGCATACCGTGCTTACTTGTAAAGGGGTCGCATCAGCCCATAAATACCTCACGGTATTTCTAACTGACACTAAGCTAAGCTTACCCCTTGACTAGCACACTTATATGCAAAGGCAGGGGCACGCGGCGCATGACACTCCTCCACTCCCACCTGAAGGAAGCCGTTTTTTTACTGCTAGCCTTGCTGTCCTTGTTGCATTGCACCTGCATTACCCTGACCTTGATTCTGCTGTGCTTGTACTTGCTGAACCATTTCACCTAAGAAAGGCATAGCGGCTGCCATAATAGCCTGCTTATCCTCAGGTTTGTATTGGTATTGGTTTAGGTTCTTAACACCTGATAGGCTCATCAAGTGTGCAAATAAGTCGGGCATATTGAAGCCTGCGACTAGGGCAGGAACTTGTTGCAGTGTTTGGAAAGCCAACATAAGCTGCTGAGTGTCTGCTAGCTTACTCTTAGGAGTTTCCCCGTCTGCCATCTTAAACTCTAGAATGGCATCTACGAAATCCTTAGGCTCTGTGGCGTGTAAGTCCCCTGTGTTGAAGCTTAGAGCTGTAATCCGCTCCTTGTTGGCGATGATGTTAAGCTTGATTATGTCCTTTAGAGGCATCATAATATGCATTTCTACCATCAAGGCTATCAAACGAGTGCGACTTCCTGCGCCGTTATCAATAGTCTGGAACTCTCCTAGAGTTCTGTTACCTTTAACGGTCTGTCCTTGCTTGAATGGATTAATACCAAATAGCATATTGGACATTTGTAGGGTTTGTTGTAAGTCCTGCATAGCTCCTACACTAGAGCCATCTTGGAAAGGGATAGGCATATAAGCGTCTTTCAGCGTTTTACCCATTTTTAGGTTACGAGCTGGAATCTTAGCTGCTGGTACTGTAGAGTTAATGTCATCTTCGTCTATCAGATTAGCATCATAGATGCCTCTATCATTGATAGCGCGCTTAGCCCCACTAATACGTACGTTATATAAGTCACTGCCTACTTGTTGGAAGGGAATTTGAGCTTCACCAATACTACGGGTTTGATAGGACAGTCCGTCTTCCATAGCTTGCCCTAGCATGATAGGTAGGCGGTCATGAGGGGAGATTTCTGGGCGTGCATAGATTAGCACTTGTTCATTTACAACTTGAAACTTCCAAATCTGCGGGGTATTAGCCTTAGGAGCTACAATGCCGTGGTCTGCTGGAATAATACGAGCGTAGATTGTAGCTACCTCATACATATTACTATATCCAGGGTATACGCCCGACTCAGCCTGATTACCTTCTAGCCATTCTAACCATGTACCACCTTGTTGGTAGGCAGTAGAATTGATATAAGGGCTAATTTGAGGCTTGTTTATATAGGTAATAGGCTGCCCTGCAGTTACAGCACTTACTCCATGCTTATTTGATATAGCTTCTTTGATACTTAAGCCTGTGCCTTCAGCACTATACAAGTTGAGCAACCGCTTCAAGGCTACCCTGCCCATCAATTCTACATATCCTGCATATTCACCTGTATCAGATACCATAGCAGGCTCTACTCGGTAGTCCCAAATCATATTATAAGGGTCAAGGCGCTTTACAGTGGTAAGCTTTTGTGGTTTAGCTAGAGTATCTCGGTCTGTAGCGACTAGGCTATTAGAGAATAACGGGCTAAACTCTGCCATAGACCCCCAACGACCCTCTACCCCACCTAAATTGTACTTAGCCATGTCTCTAAATAGCAACTGGAATTCTCTACCATAGCGTCCCTTTACTGCATGGTTATCTACGATAGCCTCAAAGGTCTCACTCAATTGCTTGTTTTTAGAGGAGCTGACTACTGGGAACATAGGGTAGCCTGTTAGGTACACATCGGCTAGATGTCCTACGATAGTATCCACTTGGCTGGCAATGATGGGGATTTGTACGTCCTTAATAGGCAGCTTCTTGGCTAGGTCTACCCCATCAATAGGCTGGGCATCTTTCTGCAGGGCTTGTACATAGCAGGCATAGGCAATATCTACTGAGGTTAGCTTATCCGTTAACTGGGTAAAGCGTCTCTTAGCTTCTAATACAGCTCCTATGTAACGTACAATACTGTCCTGAGCCGTGCTGCTTAGGCGTAGTGCATTACCTTTCTTACCCTTCTTATCCTTCTTATCCTTTTTGCCTTGATTAGCTTGGTTAATCATATATACCTCAGTCCAAAAAACTATTGTTGTCTCTTACTTTGAATACCCTCTGACCTGATAGCAAAGGAGAAGGCTCTCCCCATAGCTCTACTACAATGTCATGGTAATCCCTACGTACATCTAGCCCATAAGCACATACATCTAGAATATCATCCTTATTGTCTGTGCGTTCAATACGAAACCCTAGAGCTTGATACATGATAGCAGGCTTGGCATCCTTATGGATACTGTAGCTGCCTTCTAGCAGAGCCTTAATCCATGCCCTGATTCTAGAGGTCTTATTTCTACGTCCTGTCTTTAGTTCATGTATCTCTATATCCTGCATCTCTAGGGGCAGGTGCTTTACAGCTTCCTGCAAATGCCACTGTAAGCTCTGTTGATAGGCTACAGTCTCTACAAAGATGTGCTTTATGTCGTACTTGTCGGCTAGCTTAAAGGCAGACTCAATGCACTGCCCTGGGTTCATTACTCTAGCATCAATTTCCCGCACCTGATAGTGGTTAGGCGCATATAACAAGTGAACGGCTATGCCCGTATCATCACTATCCTTTCTGTATCCACTAGGGTCTACTGTAATAAATCCGCCCATAGATTCATCTAAGCTAGTTATGGGAGTATCAGGCAGTTTCCCTTCAGGCAGTAAGCTTAACTTACCTCCTACTGGGATATTCATTACCTCACTGTACCATACATCCCCTAAGCCTAGCTGATTATCATGCTGGAACTCCTGCAGTAGCTGGTCTACTGTAAACAACTCAGGCCAGAGCGGCTGCCAGCCTTCTAGGATAGCCCCTGTAACAAAGCTCTGCCACTGTGGGTGTAACTTTAGCTGGTTTAGGATGCAGTCCTCATTATACATATTTCCTATGAATATGATTAGGCAGCGTTGAGCATCCCTAGCCTTAATTAGTGTACCTGTCATCCACTCCATCAAGGCTTTGTTCTCTGTCTCACTCTTAGCACATTCCTTAGTCTGAATGTCATCCATGATGATTAAGTCTGGACGAGTGTTTAGAATATTCAGACCACGTACAGAAGTACCACTACCTAAGGCAGCTAGCACAACTCCATGCCCATTGTAGTTCCCACGCTTTAGCCCTTTGGTATCACGTACTAGGGCAGCCTTCCAGTTACCCCAAATATCTCGCACCATGCTCGAGCTTAGCATAAAGTCTACATCATCCATCATATTATGACTGTGCGGTTCGGTACTGCATACCATTAGAATAAAGCTAGCCCTATCATATAGCACCATGTAGCATATCATAATCTTGATGAAGGTAGTCTTAGCATGCCCCCGTGGTAAGCCTAGTGCAAATCGAAACACCTTACTAGAATCCATCTCTAGCGTAGTGAATAGATGCCATAGCATGTGGTAGTACGGAGGGTACTTAGAAGAAGTGACCCCAGGCATTAGGATGGCTGCTAACATATCTAAGTCAGTCTTACACCGCATCCTAATGTCCTGTACGTTAAGGGTTACCTTACCTGCTTCTGTAGGTTGCGAGCTAGTTTTAATATCCGTGCTTTTGTTTGGTTGCTCATGATTGCCTCCTTTCATTACAAATCCTGCTTGTTGAATGAAGTGAGTTTAGCTTGTAAGTCACTCTGTGTCAAGGGTAATAAGCTCTGTTCTCCAACTTTTATGACTTCATTTCTACTGTTGGTCTCTAGCCTTAGAGGTTCTACCACGTGAGCTGGCAAGTTCAGGGTAATGCTTACATTACTATTCCCGTCCCCGACTGCAGATATGCTATTCTTGGCACGTCTAGGATTGTTCTTCGCCACTACATCTAATGCACGGCTAAGCTCATTCATATCACTTAGGGATACTCTAGCTGATATACCCTTGATGATGCTAGACTCTAACTCATCGTAGTCATCCTGTTTCTCAATAAGGGCTTCTACTCTGGAGGCTTGCAATACACTAACTGCTTCACGCACTTCTACGTTAGCGCTCAATTGGCTAATATAGCTGTCACTGAAGCCCGTAGCACCTTTAATTTCGGATATGCTACAGCCTGCTGCAAGTAGCTCCGCTACTCGTGTTTGTTGTGGATTTAGGCTCATGTGAGGAGCTTATCAGGCTATTGCTATATAGGCTAGGAGCTTATCCCGATATTTTTTAGAAATTTTTTCTAGCCTACATTAATAGCAGACTGTTCCTAAAAGCAAAAAGGGTTCCGCCCCCTAGGCTTTGGAACGATTGGGGTATGTAAATTAGAACGTGCCGTAGGCACTATATATTGCTTGTAGGCTTGTATCAAATGCTTGTAAAATTGCCCGAAGGGCTATACTTGCTTTTATGAAATGCTTTTAAAACGTGCCGTAGGCACTTAGCTTGTAAGCAAATTTTTTCGGGGGTGGTAGGCTAGATGTGGGGCAAAAAGAAACCCCCCACCAGTAAAGGCAGGGGGTAAAGTCAGGCTGTCAGGCTGTCAGGGTGTAGGCTTAGAAGTCATCTTCACTTGATGCGTCCATGCCCTCGCAAGCGTTCACCAATTTTTCTAAGTACTCACCATAGGTTGCTAGTGCGTCATCGTCTAGCGTCTCGCTGTACGCATCGAGGATTGATAAAACACGGGTGCGGTGTGCTTCTTTCGCCAATGCTAAGAACGTGTAATTAGAAATAAGTTTCTTCAAGGTTGCTGCGCCCTTTTCACTCAAGCCTTGCGAGGCTGTAGCAAAGGCGACCACGTTGCCTACCAATTCACGCATCAAGCGCAATCCTTCACCTTGCTGCCCTTTAGCAGCGGCGGCTTCAAGCTGTGCATCTAAAATGGCTTGATAAGTGATAGGGGAGGATAAACGACCACTAATAAGATGATTACGGGCTTTACCCTTTGCGCCTAGCTCTGCGCATTCCATGATAAAGCGCTGCAAGTCATCGCTTGCGGCTTCGAAGGTCTCGGCAAACGCTGCCAAGTGTGGGGGCAATGCTAGCTCTGCGCTATAGGTTTTATAAGTCCCATCGGCTTGCTTTGCTTTTGTTTCTAGTACTTCGGGGGTTTTAGTTGCTTCTGTCATTTTGATTGACTCCTTTTTATGTTTTACCCTTTCGGGATGGCTTCAAGCTATCGTCAAGCTCGAAGAAGTAAAGCGTTTTCTTTCGTTGTTCTTGCTAGGCTGCAAGCCTTTCATAGTTTACTTCGGGTGAATAGTAGTAAGTATGAAAGACAATGATTGCCGTGCGGCGGTCGCACCCTAGCAAATACTGGATTTTATTAACGGTCATGGCTTAGTCCTCTCTTTTGTGTTTAGTCTTTAGTTTCTATTCTAGCTTACTGGGGGTAATCGCTGCGACCCTATTAAGGGATGTTTTAAGCTTGGCGAGTTGCCCTCATAGGTGAAATTATAGCGTCACGGTTTAGGATGTCAAGGCTTTTGTAGCAACTTTTTTTTTAGGTGGGTTGTTTAGGCTAGGTGAGTATAATAGTATTAGCATATTAGCATATTAGCATTTGCTAATATAAGTATATTAGAGTATTAGCATATAAGTACTTTAGTATATGAGTATATTAGCATAGTATAATATAAGTATAGTATAATATAACCCTATGAGTATATAAGTATATTAGAATATTAGAATATAAGCATATTAGGCTATGTATATATGTGGATAGATAGATATAAGGTGGATAGGCTAAACGGGGGAGCTAGCATTGGCTGTAAATATAGAATATCAAGAATAGGGAGATGGAGTAGAACACAGACTAGGGTATAAGTGTAGGAGTAGGCTAGGAGTCTTTGATGGATTTGTAAAAAATGTCGGTTCACTTTTTTTTTTCGAGTTGAAAAAACGCGGTGCATGATTAAATCATATAATACCCCCCACCCCCCACCTCATAGCGTACCTAGATACTATAGGGCTAGCCTAGCTTAAATAGATATAGTATATTCATATAATAGGTACAAAAAACGAAAACAATTATTATAGGAGTAGTGTAGATGTAGATAGTAGTAGAGTAGTATAAGTAAGGAATAGCCTGTTCCTGTAATAATTGCCATGTATAAAAATAGGGTAGAAATGTAGCATAGGTAAGGAAAGAAGATGATAAGGGTAGTAGATTAGAAGGTGATAAGGAGTAAGGGTAGTAGGCTAGAAGGGTAAGGAAGAATAAAAAACAATAGGGGGGAGGGGGTAGGGATGGTATGATTTAATCATAGAGGGCATTTTTTGATTTCCAAAATAAAAAACGTTCCGACATCAAAATAAAAAACCGCAAAGGCTCACGCCTTAGCAGTATAAAGGAGTAGACTATATGCATCAAGACACCGTACAACCTATTGAGATAGTAGGCGAGGACACAGATACTAGAGTAGTACCATGTAGCTTAAAGGATAATATAAAGCCTGTAGAGCTAGAGTTTAAGGAAGGGTATAGGTATAGCAAGAAACTAGCTCACGTTACTAAGATATATGAATACACTACCTCCGCAGATAGTACCTCTATAGAGCATAGAGTATTTATAGCGTCTAAGGCTATCATAAGCCAAACGTTAGAGCAGCTATCAGATAAGGATAACCTAGATGAAGCAGTAAACTACATAACAGGTATACTGAAAGGGTTTGAAGATAGATTAAATGACCAGTCCTTGCCGTTGAGGGTTATACTAACCTTAGATACGGTAATACGCTACCTATCTAATAACCCTCAGGTTAAGAGGTTGATAGCTTTAAGGGAGGATAGACTATTCAAGGCATTAAATACAGCTACCTTTACAAAGATAGACAAAGACCTAGGCGGAATTGATTGGAGTAAACTAGCTGTGGAAGGGAAAGGGTTAAGTGTAGTGAAACATGCTAGTGGGGAAGCAGTAGGGTACTACAACGGTAAAGTGGTAGGGGTTAGGCTAGTAGATGGTAGATACAAGATAAACAACAAAAACCTACCAACGGCAGCTAGAGCGCAATTAAAGAAAAGCTTAGAGGTAGAAGGAGTACAACATGCAATTAAATGAACTAATGGATGATGGGTTTAAGGTAGTAGAAGCGTGGAAGCCTGAGCAAGCAGGTATAGCTATTAAAAACCAATGGGTAGTGGTACGGGGTACTAAGCTAACACTTCTCCTATTCTATAAGGGTAAACTAGCGGGTATGGGTAACTGTGTAGACTATGACGGTGACGGCTTTATGAAGTGGGAAGGGGACTTTCCTAAGGCTAGTCGTTGGTATGCAGGGCAGATACTACTTAATAAGATAGAAGGGTTACAGATTAGTGATGCTATAGAAGGAGTAGATGTCGTATGAATACTTTACCCCCTGAAGATATAGACTTAGGCATAACTGAAGAAGACGCGCTGCGCTTAGCTAAAATACAAGAGTTAAAGGCTAAGGCTAAGCAATCCCTAAAGGATAAGAAAGCCCAAGAGAAGCTGCAAGCCTTGTGGGAAGCTAGTACCTTAGAAGATGGGGAACAGGCTGTGACTAGCCTACTGTACTCTAAGGACTGTGGTTTAGACTAGTTAAAATTGGATTTTGATTTTTTCTTGCAATTTATTGAAAAAAGCATAAAATTGTTTTTTGGGATAATTACCCGAAAAAAGCACGACATAAATAAGCATCTAGGCTAGACCAGCTAGACTAAGACCTAGAGCTAAGGAGTACAACATGCCTAAGCAAAACCTACAAGATTTGGTGGATAGTGTAAAATACATCCAGCCTACAACACGAGGACATTTCCTAACCATTAGCCTAGACGATAAAATCGTAGGCTATAGCTATGATGAGCTAATCGGGGTGCTAGACTTAAACACCTCTGAATGGTGGTCATATCCTAAAGATGATGCTACACTAGCTACTCGTCAACATATCCTACGCTTTGAAGCTCTAGTAGAATCTACCCTATTTGGGGGTGCGCTATGAGCAAAACTGTATGTATTAAAACGGGTATTATAGCAGAAATCAATGATAGCCTAGACATGACCTACACTATCAACCATCCCCTATCTTCTTATAAAGTAGTAGCGCAGCAATGGGAGCATAAAAAGCACGTAGGTGTAGGGCATTTGCCCTTGCTAGCAGGTAGCTTAATCACTATCCTAGCACATCATAAGCTATCAGCCCTCCCACATAGTGAAGATGAAGCCTTGCAAGCTAACTACGCTATTTGTTCTAGTACTCAAGCGACTAGCCTATTACATGTAGTGCAACGCTTGCTAAACAACACCGACCGTATCAAAGAGCTAGGCAATGACTGCCCTAAGTTTACACTAGCTACAGCATCCTTACAAGGTACAGAGCAAGACGGTATGGAGCAGAAATTCTTCCCTTGCCTAGTCTCTTGGCTTGATAGTCTAGTACCAGTATCCGCAATCGAAGTGCAAACTAGACTAGATGCAAATATGCTACCTGAAGCTGAAAACGTAGTCCTTGCAGTAGAAGCTACGGATAGTCTAGCAGATACTCCGCTAGATGCAGCCTATCGCCTTATTGAAGATAACGTAGCCAAGTCCTTACGCCGTCAATCTGTGGATAGCCTAGCAGCCAAACGCCGTTATATCTTAAACGCCTTGCATAAGCAAGGGCTAGTATCTGATAATGACCTAGCACAAGCTAAACTACAAATTAAAGGTGGCGGCGTATCTCCTACCCTATCAAGCAAGATAAACAAAGCGGCTAAGGCTAAAGCTTTTACCTATAGCAATCGAGTGGCTACCTTAGGAGCTAGAAATAAGCTATTTGAACAAGCTGCCTTGATTATGCTACTAGATGCTGAAATCGTAAAGCAGGAAGGCATAGGATTTGATGCGTTAGAAGCTTGCCTACCTACCACAAAGGCTACTCAAACCACCGATAAGCCTAAGCTATCTCTAAAAGAAAGACTAGCAGCACGCAAAGCTAGCAAAGGAGCGTAAGGTATGCACACATCTACTACCATGAACCACAAAATGAAGGTACGACTTAGCCTAGACCACACATTTGATAGACTAACCCTAGCAGTAGCCGCTAAACGCTTAAATGAGTATCTAACTAAGCTATGCCTTAATGACCCTCTACTCTTTACAGGTATGCAGGAAACACCAGTGCTTAGCAAGGATGGCTACAGAACGTGGCAAGGAGCAGCCAAGCACATGCAGGATGCAGTACACTTAGGCTTAGAGCCTCCCTTAGCTCATTTCCTAGCATCTCAAATGTATTTGCATGGTATTGTAGGCACAGCAGAACGTCTATACTATGCAGAAGCCCTAGCTTCAGACCTTGCCAAGCCTATGCCATTCATAAACTACAACCCAGTCTATCCAGTACTAGGAACGCATAGCTTCCTACCTAAACTATTAAAAGCAGCAAAGGAGTCACACAATGCCTAAACTATCACTTAAAGAACGTATTGCCGCTCGTAGAGCAGCAGCCACAGAACAAGAACAAGCTACACCTATCGCCACACCTGAACCCGTTAAGCCTACAGTATCAACTGAAGAAGCTGACCGCATCAAATCCTTAGAGGCTACTATTGATAGCCTACAAGCTGAGCTAGCTAGCAAGGACTCCCTAGTGGAGTCCCTAAAGGAGGAAGTGGAAATGCTACAGCACACAGCTATTCCTATGTTGCAGGCTATGGAAGAACGCGTAGCAAAGTTGGAGGACTAGATGAATACGCTCACTAGAGTACAAATCTTAGACAAGCGTCTATCAGTTCTAGAGCAACACACTGGAAAGCCTACCGTATCACCTCGCCGTATCTTAGACCGTGTGACTATGCTACACTTAAGGCTACAGGCGTTAGAAAAGCAAGAGCTAGATACAGCCCTGCACTTAGTAGAAGATACAGCTCAAGCAGAAGCTACACTATCACCAATGGAAGGCATAACCTTAAACGATAAGCAGCAACATGCGCTAGACTTAGCTATTGCAGGGGAAAGCTTTGTGCTAACAGGGGCAGCAGGTACAGGTAAAACCCTAACTGTAAACGCTATCGCTACTAAGCTACTATCGGATGAAGTAGGCTTACCTATGGTAACTTTCCGTGACCCAGCAGGTGGCTGTAATGACCAAGTTACTAAGCCTGCAGTAGCCTTCGTAGCCTACACCAACCGAGCGGTAAACAACATGTCTGCTAACCTACGGCGTTTCAACCCAGAGCTTATGGAGGAGCTAGGCGGAAACTATATGTCTATTCATAAGCTCTTAGAGTATGCCCCTGAATACTACGTAAACGAGGAAGGCAACGATTCGATGCGCTTCGTACCCCGTAGGGATGCACTCAATAGACTACCTATCAAGACCCTAGTAATTGAGGAAGCGTCTATGCTAGGTATGGATTTATGGCAAAACCTATTCAAAGCCCTAGAGCCTAGCACACAAATCATCTTACTAGGTGACCTTAATCAGCTACCCCCAGTCTTTGGTGAGTCTATCCTAAACTACGGCTTGATACAACTACCTGTAGTAGAGCTAACCCACGTTTATCGTCAAGCCTTAGACTCCCCTATTATCCGTCAAGCTCATGCCCTACTACAAGGCAAAGGCGTACACTCGGATACAGATAAATTTCAAATAGTCTGTGGTAAGAGCAATAAGCCTATTGGAGCAGACCGCATGGGACTAGGTGCTGTAGGTGTACTATCTAAGCTATTTGATGCAGGGTCATATGACCCTATGCAGGATATTATACTAACAGCCTTCAATAAGCATGGATGTGGTACGGTTATGCTAAATAGCCTAATAGCTAATTTCCTAGATGAGAAGAAGCCTGAACCTACTATGATGTACGAAGTACGTGCTGCTATGATGACTCACTATTTTGCAGTAGGTGACCTAATATATGATGCAGTATCTAAAGATACAGGGGTGATAACGTCTATCAACCCTAATGGTGCGTACTATGGCTCTATGCCTAGACCTGCATCCAATACCCTAAACCGTTTTGGTATCTCTAACTCTAAGGATGATGTAGATGAATTTACAGAAGCATACGACTATGGAGGGCTAGATGTATCAGACCTTGAGAGTGGGGATGCAGAGCAAAAGATTATGGCAGCTAGTCACGTTATAACCTGCCAAATGAGGGAAGGCGGCGAGATTTCAGCAGCTACCGTAGGGGAAGTGAATAGTCTATCCTTTGGCTACTGCCTAACCACCCATAAGGCACAAGGCTGTGAATGGCGTAAGGTGTTCATGGTACTACATAACTCACATACCCTAGTCAATAGAGAGTGGCTTTATACAGCTATCACCCGTGCTAAGGATAGCGTAGCTATCATCTCAAGAGCAGATACCTTAGACCGTATGGCAGCACGACAACGCATTAAGGGTAACTCACTAGAAGCTAAGATTGAAGCCTTCAATGATAAGCTATCCGAGGATAAGCTAGCCAGTGTAACATTTGATAGGAGGGACTAATGAGAGCTAGACTAAAGACTATCCTGACCTATGCTATAGCCAATTACAAGCCTGCAAAGTCCTTTACATGGACAGACTACAGCGGTGAAATGGATGATGTACGCAGGGAAAGGGTAGCCTTGAAGTTAGTAACAAGTAACCTACTACTTCGTCCTAGTAAGGATAAGCGAAGGGACATACTAAACAGAAACTATGCACGTAGGGCTTACATAGCCTACTTGCTTTCTGTAGTAGATAATACAGCAGATGACAGGGAGGTGCTTAGCATAATAGATGAAGTAGAGCGGGAGGGTCTAGCCTCGAAGCCTTTTGAAGTCCCTAAATGTGAGCCACTAGCACAGAGTAAGCCTAAATTAAGCTTGGCTGAAAGACTAGCAAAAATGAAAAAATAAAAACAAATTGCAAAATATCGAAATCTCGATATACTTGCCCTAAAGGAGGTAAGCAATATGACAACCAATGAAATCCTAGACTTCCTAGAAGTCAACCGAAGCATAATCTTGACCCTACATGCACAGGATGTGGCTAAGGTTAAGGCACGCATAAGCAATAAGCGTAGCCGTGACAGGGATTTTCTAGGAGCTTCAACCGAGTTGCCTAGATTAGCCTACAAAATCATTCACAAGGATGAGGAAACAGCCATTGTTAAGCTACGGGTATCTATCCGTGACGATGATGTGGAAGTACTAGACATTAAACCAGCAGAGGACTTATAACATGCCACTACAGCAGAACTTAACACGACTAAAACAAGCCTTAGAATCCAGTGAGATGGGTGAAGTAGAGACTCACTTACTTACCCTACAAAAGCAGCTATATACAACACCCCATCTAGTAGATATGCTACTACCTGAGGAAATTGGCTTGCTAGTAGCAGCAGAACGTAAACGTTGCACCACTGATATGCTTGCAGCTTCTATGCCTAAGAAACGCGCACCAGCTAAGAAACGCACAGCAGTTAAGAAAATGTCTAAGGCAGAAATGCTAGCAGAGTTAGGTGACCTAGATGACTTTTAAGCGTAACGTCACTATAGACAACGCTAAGGATTTGGTGCTATCCTATTCGTCACTAGAAACGCTTAACACATGCCCTCGCAAGTTTGAGCTATATAAGGTACATCCTTATGATGCCCCTAGAGATACAAGCCCAGCCCTATCTCAAGGTTCAGCCGTAGGTAATGGATATGCAGCTTACCTAGAAGGTAAATCAGAGGAGGAAGTACGTTTTGCTACTTGGTTAAACTACTATCCCCCACTAGAGGATAACGTACGCACACTGACTAAAGCACAGGTTATAGTACAAGCTTTGATTGATAACCCTATGGCTAAGGAAGATGCAGACGACCCTTGTGACTGGGAACTAGCTAAGTTTAATGGCGTAGCTTCCACAGAGCTATCCTTTGCTATTCGTATCTCACCCACTATGGTATATGTAGGCTATCTTGATGCGGTACTGTACTCCCCTTCAACAGGTAAGTATAGACCCTTAGAGTTAAAGACTTCTTCCCTAGCTTCGGATAAGCTTGAAGCTAACTTTAAGAACAGCGCACAGGGCTTGGCTTATGCCTTAGTACTTGACACCCTTATGGATAAGCCACAAGAGCTATTCACTATTCACTACAGGGTAGCACAGGTGCATAGAGCAAAGGCAGACCAATTCCGTCCTACTATACATGACTTCTTCTTTACTAAGACCCTAGTTGACCGCTTAGAGTGGCTAATGGGTTTGCAGATGGAAGCTGACCGTATACAGACTATGCTGGACTTGGAGCTATTTCCTAAGCGTGGCGGTGGTTGCTTATCATGGAACAGAGAATGTCAATTCTATGGTATATGTGGACTAAGCTCCCGTAAAGAAGGCAATATAGAGTCTAGCCCTAAAGAGTTTCAATTCTATTGGGAACTGGATACGTTAATTGAACAAGCACTAAGCTTAGTTGGTGAGATATAAACAAGGAGAATACACTATGGCTAATTTACTAGACCTAGCAAAGGCACGCAAGACAGCACTAAGCTCCTTTGACTTGAAACGGATACTAATTTACGGACAACCTAAAACAGGCAAGACTTTACTAGCAGGAACAGTAGCTAAATGCCCTAACGTAAAGCGTGTATTTTGGTTGGACTTCGAAGCAGGGGCAGCTACACTACTCAACAAAGACTTATCGTTGACAGATGAGGACATGGCTAAGGTGTTCCTATATCAAATCCCTGATACACGGGACAACCCTATCGCTATTGAAACAGCCCTGAAACTCCTGACCACTCGTAGAGCTGTATATGTATGCCATGAGCATGGTAAGGTAAACTGCCCTGAATGCACCCCTAGGGCTAAGGGAGCTATGGGTAGACTCAAGGCTAAGCAAGGAGCAGCAACACCTTTAGAAGAACTAGAGGGGAATAGCGTATTCGTAGGAATGCAAGACCTATCCCATGATGATGTTATAGTACTGGATGGCTTATCACAGGTAGGCGATAGTGCCTTTGAAGTAGGTTGCCGTGTGACATCAGATGATAAGTCTGCCTTTGCTAAGTATGCTGAACAGGGTAGGCTACTATCCGAGATGCTAGGCATCCTTCAAAACCTAAAGACCAACGTAATC